AAGAGAAGCAACTCAACAGAATCCACCTTTTTTTCGATGGGGGGTATCCTACTTACCACCTCTCAACCGTCAATGGTTTCTTCTTCTTTTTCCATCTCAACCGTTCAGGATGGCAAACATTTTCATGGCAATCATGGCAAACACTGATAAGATTTCGTTTCGCATTCCCTTTATCATCAACATACATCTTGTTCAATGCCCACTCTGGTTTAACTCTCACGTGATTCACATGATGGACCGTGTTAGCCCTTGTATGTAGGCCTTTAGCTTTACAGTGTTGGCATTCATACTTATCCGATGCTAAGACTTCCTTACGTAATCGCCGCCACATCTTCCACTCATAAAACTTTCGTGGATTACTTTTGATTTCTTCTGGTGTCATTTCATTTCATCATCACATATCTTTCTTCAACGCCATGTCCGCAACATGCGGATGTTGCACCTTTAACATGTCCTAAACAAGCATCATACCCCTCAACCGTTGGCTTTCTTCCACATCTCTTGCATGCTCGTTTCCCATCATCGAGTTGATCATTGTCGTTGTATCTCCAATACTCCCCATCAAAATATATATCATGTCCTCTTGAATGACTTCTTATCATCTTTATCCCTCACCTCATAATCAAATCCTTTACGGTTACAAATCGTACATCTATCCATCACTATCTGTTCGCGATCTAACCTATATATAATTTGTGTATCATCGTCTTTAATCACATCACTACATAATTTACATAGCGTGATAATCATTGCTCTTGTTTACTGTTCACATTGTTTCTACCTCACATTCTTTTATATTTTATTTAATATCTTCCCGATGGGCTTTTAATTCCTAACCATTTCTTTATTTTTATCAATAGTTTTTCTTTTAGTTTAATCTTTTCATCCATATATATTTCACCTCATTTTTCACATTAAAAAAGGCGCTATCATGCCGCGCCTATGATAGAGTTGGTTGAACATTCACCCATAACCATTACAAGCAAAACCACTCAATCTCTTGTTTTTTACATTAAAAAAGGACTAACGCGAATCGCAAGTCCTAGCCCCTGTAAGGACATAAACGCCACAGGCAGCTTATAATATATTATAATAAAAATAGAGCAATATCATAATCTCTTACAATACCGCTCCGCAAAGATGTTCTGTTCTATATCTTTTCATAATACTATATTACCACGTTTTATAGTCTCTTTTAGTCGCCTATTACAATTGTTTCTAATGCTTTCTTGTGAAGCTTATGAACCCATTGCCATGAGTAATTAGCCTCATAACAAATGTTTTCCCATTTCATCCCATCAATGTAACGATAACTTAAAATCAACCGTAAGCGGTCATCCTCAACGCAATTAATGGCATTCTCAATCGCACATTGTGTCTGAATTGCTTGATATATCTTTCCAAGAAGTTCTTGATCTAATTCATCCATTTCACAAACGCAATCATCAATGCCTAATCCACTACCTGATCCGTGGATCACAATAGGAGGCATATTATTACGTTTTCGCTCTTCTTTTGTCATTGCTTCGATTTGATCTTTATTTTTAATATATTTAAAATGTGTCGTCGCTGGCACCGTATTGGTTGCCCTTGATTGCCATCTTTCTTTTTCTGCTTCTAATCGTTTGATCTGGTTCTCGAGAATTCGATAGCGACTTAGCCATTTCACCTTTTGTTTTCGTTCTTCATTTGTCATTTATCTCCTCCAATAATTTTAGTCTAGTCAATTCAGTTAAAACTATTTCAATTGCTGTATTTTCCAATCTTACAAAATCAGAAAAATCGCCGTCAATACCGTTATGCAAAAAATCATTAGTTTTAAACCGTTCTTTTAATATTTCAACTGCTTGTTTTAATTCCATTTTTACCGCTCCATGATCTTATATATTTTTACCGATTTCCCATTAAACAATTTCGTCTTTCGATTGTTTTTAATAATCTTATATACTGTTGATACTTCTGTTTGGCACATCTTTGCTAATTCGTTTAGGCTTCCAGCTGTTGCAACTGGCAACTCTAAATTATTGGCTTCTGAAATTACATAAATCATTCGAGTGACTCAATCTTGATATATATCCCTGGAACTTTTGCCCAGAACTTTTCAATAATCTCCGATGCCACCAAAGAGTCGTCTGTCCAATAACCCAGTTTTGTCATAACATCTTTTAACGTCTTGACCATGTTATCCGTATCAGGCTTTGTTGTTTTCCACTGGCCATCTTTATGTTGTGCCGTGATAGGGAAGCACCACTTTGTCACTAATCGCACTGGACCAGTATATTTTTCATCAGGTATATACTTTGCCAGGTGTGCTTCTAACTTTGATCGTACAGCTTTAAGTTCAGCCGGTTCATAAAACACTGGCTTACCTTTTACCATTCTTACTTTCTTTTCCTGGTGCGTCTTAGTCGGCGGCTTCATAGCCATAAAGAATTCAGTCATTCTTTATCCTCCATTTCTTCGTTCCAACATTCTGTACAATCAAACTTGCAAATTGTTTTATATAATAAATCTCTACATACTTTACCGGATCGCAAATCGTCCTCTGTTAGGTGCGGGAATTTCTCTATGATATCGTCTTTATATGTTTTCATTAATTTTTATATGGATTATTATGAAATCCATTATCGCTTTTTTTACCTTTGCCTTTTTTATTTCTCGTTGGGTAAGATTTTTCTTTTCCATCTTTCAATATTTTTTCTTCCATACTTTTTTTATACTCTTTTTTAATTTTTATCATTCATCTTCCCCCCACCATAATCTTTGCCCACAATTGCTGCAAAAATCGTCTCCATCTCTATCGGACAAACCTTTACTACAATAAGGACAATAATACTCGTTCTTTCTTATTTCAATCTCCATCGGCGTCGCTCGATCCAACGCACTTCCAATCTCTTTCGCTGTACAAAACCGCTTCATACTCTAGCCATCCTTCTTAATGCAACGAACTGCCCATACGTCAATCCTTTTTCCCTCGCTTGACGTTCTTCATTTCCAATGCTTATTTCTGGTTGTTTCAACACCATTTTTTTGTACCGACTTTTTTCATAATTACCGGATTCTTTGTAACACGTTTTTTTCGTGTTCCTGTCTGGTATAAATTCTTTTCCGCATTTTTCGCATTTTTTAACTAAAAATTCTTTATCAAACCCTAAATCCGGATATGCTTCATGCAATCGTTTTAAAATAACATTTTCACATCTAACACCTTTTAACATCTTTTTTATGGACGCATAACCTACGTTTGTTTTTGCTTTAACATCTACATAAATACCATTATTTAATCTTACAAGTTCTTCCACTTTTTCTTGAAAATTCATTTTTATTTCCCCTTTAATTTTTACATTACACCGATCACAACAGCCATTACCGCTAGCACTACTACACCGATTACAATTGCCCCTAGCACCAAACATAAAACAACATTAGATATTTTTTTAATCGTTTTCATCTTTTCACCTCTCTTTTCACTGTAACAATCCAAACCACAGCATCCATATAATAAAACTACGACTGAACCTAATACAATTATCTGTGCTAATAAACTCAATTTAAGCCACCTTTCAAGCGTTTTATTCTTTTTTAAAATTTTCGCATCGACAATAGTGTGTCAATTCGCATTCATCATGATAAAATAATAATCTATGTTCGCAAGTTTCGCATTTTTCTTCAATCCACCAATCGTGGATTGTATTTTCATTATAACCAGTGTCGGGGTCGTAAGCGCCCGAACTTACAAACTCATTTAAAAAAGGTTGACATTCTTTGCATTCTTTTGTATTAAAAATATCCCCAAATTCGTTACTCGATTTGTCGTGGTATTCATCGCCAACTTTTATAATTGCGCCACACAGTTCGCACGCATGCTGTTTCCGTGCTTTTCTTATAGTATCTCTGTAAAAACTCATTCAATCCCTCCACTTTCTTGAAACCCACACTGAACCATTTCTTTTTTTCTTTCTGTCATTTTTCAACTTCTTTAATGTTTATTTTTTTAAAAAATCTTTTGTCATAGGATTAGGGAAGGAGTCGTCGTGCGTAAGCTTGACGCACGACTACTTACCCTTATGACTGTGCGTTGACGGTAACGGAAAATATATATATATATATACGTTTTTTTCCGTCATTTTTGTCGTGTAACGTAATTCGCGTTTTTTTCCGACACATTATGCAGAAAATAACGGAAATTCGTGTTTTTTTCCATATAGGAAAATAACGTGTTTTTTTCATTTCCAAATTGACGGAAAACAACGGAAACTTACGTTTTTTTCCTGTACGGTAATGGAAAATATTACGTTGTTTTCTTACCGACTTTATTATCATTAACATAAAATCCACCATGTTCTTTGATCCGATTTTTGATTGTTCGTTCGGTAACTGCCATATATTCTGACAATTTATCAAGCGTTGGATCACCATCAAAGCAGCAACATTCATAGGCGATTTCCAATGCTTCTTTTCGTTCTTTTGCCTTTTCTTCTTTAGGTTTACGTTTGTTCATTGCCTTCTTCCAGGATGGTTGTTCACTGTCTGTATCTACATCTTTTAATAAGCCAATACGATCAACATTATGTATTGGGTAATTAAACCAGAGATTAACAGGAGGGAACTTTGGAAACTCTCTTAAGGTTCCTTCAATGCGCCAAGCCGTCTGTCCATGCACTGCTTTTATAGCTGGCTTAATGATCTCTTGTAATGATTGGTACTGTGCTTTACTTAAAAGTTCTTTTGCGATATCAATCATGACATTTTGGCTTAATAGATCATCCTGTGAAATATCATCATCCCAATCTGTTACATGTTTTTGCAGGTATTCTTTACAGTTATTACAGACTGTTTTATTTTCTTCTTGCTTAAGTATATTTTCGTTTAATTCCAGTTCTATAAGATCTATCAGCACATCAGGATCCCTGGCAAATACACCAGAACCTGACGCACGATCCATACTTTTTTTATTGCCTTGACCACCTTTACTATGATGATGGCAATAGATAACAGCTGCACCCAATTCAGTACATACTCTGTCAAACTGATTACAAAAATTGGCCATTTGATCTGCACTGTTTTCATCACCAGTGATAACCTTATATATTGGATCAATCACAATAGCGATATAGTTTTTTTTCTGGGCTCTTCTGATTAGCTTTGGTGCTAGTTTATCCATTGGTACGGATTTTCCACGTAAATTCCAGATATCAATATTATTAAGATTGTTTGGTTGCCATCCTAAAGCTTGGTATACATCTTTGAAACGATGCAAGCACGACGCACGATCTAATTCTAAATTCACATATAATATTCGACCTCTGGCACATTCCCAATTTAACCATTTATGACCTTCAGCAATCGCAATACATAATTCGATCAAGGCAAATGATTTACCAGATTTTGATGGTCCAGCTAATAACATTTTATGCCCTTGTCTAAGTACACCATCTATAAGAGGTGGTGCAAGGTCCGGGAGATTGTCCCAAATATCTGCAATACTTTCAGGCTCTGGCAGATCATCATTAATGGCTTCAATCCAATCCTGCCATTCTTTCCAACTTTCTTTACCAATATTTGTATCGACTAAAAATTGTTTTTGGCCATTTCGCATGATCCCTGGCATCCGTGATAATCGGGAAGGGTTACGGTTTTGGCTATCAATTTTTAATCCATTCTTTTGACATACCGTATATAAATAATCAACACGTTTACGGTATTCTTCATAATTACCAGCATCAACTTTAACAATGGCATGAAGGCTTTTATTTCCTGAATGAACTAAACAAGCGACTGGTAATTCCAGTTCGCGAATAACTGCATTTTGTTCATCAATTCCCATTTCATCTGATTCAACTAATGCATAACGAAATTCTGTAACATTATCGTTTTTGCAGCCTTTTCCATCAAGTGGATTAAATCGAATCCATGCCCCTGCCTCTGTTTTATAATCTCCAAACACGGCACCAATATCACCATTACATTTATTTAACTGTTGAATTAATTCTCCTGCTGTACGATCCCATAACCCCTTTGTTGGTAAATATTTATTATCTTTTTTCCAGGTACTAGTAACATATCCAACATTTTCAGATGCTTCGAATAATATTTCGAGATACTTCACTAACTGATTTACTTGATTCCAATTACCAGGGATTATAATTTCCTTTGCCTCTATCCAGTTTTTATCAATGACAACCAATTCATCATGAGCACCAATGATGTCATCCCATCCAAGTTCATATCCGCCTTTGTCATATGTCCATCCGTTATCCTTAGCCATTTGACCGATTGTACCAGCTGTAACAGGTTGCGCTGTTCCTTTGAATGTATCCCATTTTTTGAAGCATTCATTTTGATGATATCTATTTAAGTCTCGTTGACTCCATCCATCCCAATCGGAAGCGGTATAACCCGCCTCCTTAAGACCCATTCCAACATTGATCCATTCTTGATAATCAAGGTTACCTGGATCAATGTATTCTAGTAATTCAATTAAATTTTGATTATCCATATGTTATACTCCTTTAGAATAGGAAGAGGGATTGATATCTCTTGGTATCCGCCACCCATTCGCCGCGATCCGATCAATCATATTTTTCGCATTTTCAAATTCCCAAACACCAACATGTTCAAACCCTCGGCTTTCAAGGAATCGGATTTGTTTTGGTGTAGTTAATCCATCACTTCGACGTTTATCTAGTCGTTCTAATAATTTTGTCGCTTTTCCTGCATTGTCCACTTGATCAGGCATGATCCCTAACTTTTCAAGTGTTTTGATTTGTTTATCCGATGGTGGTCCCATTTCCCAACCAAAGGCGGGAACATAACCAGATAAATCCTCAGCTTGTATACTCATTTCGAATTGAATAGGATCCACCAATTTCCGTTTGCGTTTTCGCATTTCTTGTAATTGTTTTGCCAACGCTTCTTCACGTTGGGCAACGACATCTTCCGTGGCTTTTACTTCTGCTTCTTCAATATCAATAGGACATCCTGCCTTTTCGATATTTTCCGTCATTGCTTTTGCTACATCCTCGTTTTCACAAATAAGGTGAGCAGGGTGACAGAGTTCATGGCGTTCAGTGTGCCAAAGAAAATCGAGTAATAATAGATATTCTTTTCCAGGGAATAACCGGGTACCACGCCCGACCATTTGTGAATATAAACTTCTAGTTTTTGTTGGTCTTAATACGACAATACAATCAACTGAAGGACAATCCCAACCTTCCGTTAATAGCATTGAATTGCATAAAACATTATATTTTCCTTCATCAAAATCTTTAAGTACCTGGGCTCTGTCTTTACTGTTTCCATTTACTTCAGCGGCCTTAAATCCTTTACTGTTTAAAATGTCTTTAAATTTTTGGCTTGTTTTTACCAGAGGAAGGAATACAACTGATTTACGATCCATAGCACACTTAGCCATTTCATCTGCGATCTGGTATAAGTAGGGATCAAGTGCCGTACCTAAATCAGATACTTTGAAATCTCCTGCTTGTTGGCCAACACTTGTAAGATCTAATTTTAATGGGATTGTTTGGGATTTAATTGGGCTTAAAAACCCTTCCTTTATCGCTTGTGGTAAAGAATATTCATACGCTAAGGACTCAAAATAAGCCCCTAGATTCTTCATATCACCACGATCTGGTGTTGCTGTAACACCTAACACTTTAGACTCGTCAAAATGTCCTAAAACACGTTGATAGCTATCTGAAATACAATGATGGGCTTCATCAACGACAATGGTATTAAAAAAATCATGAGAAAATTGTTTTAAGCGTTTTTCTCTCATGAGTGTTTGAACCGATCCAACTACGACTCGATACCAACTCCCGATACAGGTTTCTTCTGCTTTTTCGGTTACACAAGCAAGACCCGTTGATTGAGATAATTTATCAGCTGCTTGATCGAGTAATTCGCCTCGGTGAGCAAGGACTAAAACCCGCTCACCACCACGAACACAATCTTCAATCAGTTTGGAAAAAACAATTGTCTTTCCAGTTCCTGTCGGTAATACCAATAATGTACGTTTTATGCCCTTATCCCATTCCGCGAAAATTGCTTCTTTAGATTGTTCTTGATAAGGTCTTAATTTCATTTTTAGAAGCTCCCTGGTGTGAAGTTTTGTTGATGCGCCTGAGTATCATCATGTTCATAAATCTTTTTAACATCATTAAATCGTTTAAGTTCACCACTATCATTGGTCCATTCTCGAATTGCTAGTTTTGCTCGACCTCTGGATCCAACAATTGCATTCCAATTCATTGTTACTTTTTCGCCTTTTTTGCGTTGTCCAATTCCTGTAAAAAATGCACACAACATGCCTTCCGTTTTGGTATGCAAAAATAAATTGTATTTGATTGTTGTAATACCTTCAGGTTCTTCAAATTTCAATGTAACAACTGCTTTATTGCAAGGAGGAAGTTTTTCACTTCCATTGTGTCGTCCACGTTCAAACTCTGTCACAACAAAGTTATAATCACCTGCAGGTAGCAGGGTAAAATCTGGACCATCATTTTCAATTGAATCATCCCAGCTAAATTCTCGTTCTTCTACGTATTCACTCATATTCACTCATATGTTTTTCTCCTTTATATTTTGTATTTTTTTAAAATGGTACGCGTTCGTCTGTGATCATTACTAATACTTGTTCCCATGCTCCAACCAATACTCCATCAACAAATTGAGGATCATATTTAGAAATTGGAGTACCTTGTGGGTAGTATCCTTTTTTAGCAACAACCTCTTGAATTTCTTCTACGGTAACTTCATTGGCCAACATCAGATCTGATAAAGATTTTGGAATGGAGGGATATGGATTTGAATTGGTATCTTTTGGTGGTTTTTGATTAAGTTCAGTATCAGTTGCTTTAATTTGTTGGAATCCTTCATCTTTTATATCTTGAACATTCTTTTCTATTTCGTATTTATTTTTAAGATCCTTATATTCTTTTTCTGTTAATTCGGTACAATTTCCAGCATCTATTCCATTACCCAATGATTCCCCTGGTTTTAATTCTAAAACACATCCTGATTCTGGATGGTGCCAATAGGTTGTCTTTTCATCCTGGATTGGTTTAGTTTCTTTAGGTTTTTCAACCCCAGGTAAGCAATGCATTATCTGTGAATACTCAAACGGTAATTCTAATGCAAGATTATGTCTGTTCTTTGCATCCCAGCATGGATGGTGTGTGGTGTACATAACACGCTGTCCACCTTGCGCTTTGTTTTTCCCTTTTTTAGCACCTTTATCATCTACATTAATAACAATTGTTTTATAGTTAGCAAAGAGAACCATATCCGCCCATTCTTTTATTAGTTGAGCGGTTTTCTTTTGAAGCTTTAATTCCCAACGATCATAAGCACCCATTTCATCAGGTTGTTCAAACTTTCGCATTTGAGCATGAGCCGTGATCACAATATTAAGTCCCATTTCAACCAATTCTTCTAACTTGTTAAGTAGTTTTCCAAATTTTTCCACTAAATAGATATAACCTTTTCCATAACCAAAGTCTTCAATTCCTGTCTTTTGATTCTCGCTGCAAATACTTTCAATGCATAACCGTTCCGCCCAATCAGCAGTATCAATAACTAAAGTTTGAAACGATGTAGGATTTTGTTTTACATATTGCACCTGTTCTAAGATCATTGTCCAGCTACTAGGCTTTGGTGTTCTTGCAACGTCCATATGCTTTGTACTGCCTTCAGTGTCAATAAATAATGCATTGGGGAACTGTGAAACAAAGGTTGACTTGCCAATACCTTCAGGACCATATACTACGATTTTTTGAGCACCCAATATTTTCCCTTTTATAATTTCCATATTAAAATTCCCCTGCTTCCCATGTTGTTTCTTTTGGCTTTTCTTGAATTGTTTCTGTAATTAATTCAGCACCTGCAACATAACCATCCTCAATGATAATTGAACATTCATCACCTGTTGATACTCTTGTTGCAATAGCTTGTAAGCCTTCTTGCTCTAGCCATATTCCAAACTCTTTTAAGGTTTCTAAATCCATCTGTTCTAACTTGTCTAATAATACGAAACCGCATTTAGGGTTCAATTTCCTGACAATAGCTGTTGCAACTTTTAATTGATCAGAACCTGACATGTTGTCCCATTTCTTTTCGTTATATACTAATTCACCATCTGCAACTGAAAGCCCTGGAAGAGGCAAAGGTGCTCCTTTAAGTAAATCAATCTTATCTTGTCTTACTTTATCAAGTTCAATGGTGTAGTTACCGTATTGAACACCATAGTCTTTTGCATCTTCTTCAGCCTTGTCCTTATCAAGATTAGTTCGTACTTTTCGATTAATGGCTTCAATATTCATGATATTTTTTTCAAGTTCATCAGTTGATTCATCTTTAAGATCAAGCGCTGATTTTTGAGCAATTTCGATATCTGCAAACAATTCTTTTTCTTGAATGTCTAATGCTTTTAGTTTTTCTTTCAGTTCTTTAATCTGATTACTTAAATATTTATGATCATTTCGTAATCTGTTAAGGTTCTCTCTTTTTCGTTGATTCTCTCCATTCTTTGCTAGTATTTCCTGTTGCTGTTTAATAAGTTCCATTGCTGAAACAGGTTCTTTCGGTGCGTCTGGGTGATAAGGTTGTTCTTTAGCAAACTTCTTTTTCTGGTCTGCAATCTGACCAATGGTCAGACGTTTGTTATAAATTTCTTGCTCTTGTTTTTCCAACTCATATAACTTTTCACCAACTCCAATGATCTGAAGGAGGGTGTTCGCTTTTTCTTTGCTTGTTTGCTGCATAAACTTTGGTAAATCAATGGCCAACTGTTCTACAAATTCATTGAGCAACTGTTGACCAGCCTTTTGCCCATCAGGATCTATAACTTTAAGATCACTATTTTTCCCCTTACGATCAACCACCAGACCATTATTCATAACAATGTGAAGATTAGGTGGTAATACTGATCCATCACGTTGTGCTTGAGAAGGACGGTACTTTGAACCACCTAAAGCCCAGGCAATTGAATCTAAAACGGATGTTTTACCCTGGTTATTTTTACCACCAACAATTGTTAGTCCATTAAGTGTTGGTTCGATCTTGACAGCTTTAATTCGCTTAATGTTCTCGATTTCTAATTTATTTATTTTTAACATTTACACGCTCCTTGTTCTTCTTATTTACGGAGTCACTAGCAATATAAGTACGTCGTTTAACACGTTTTAAGCTTAGTTTTGCATGATTAGGACCAGGCTTCTGATAACAGTAATGACACACAAATGTTTTTGGATCTACCGGCTCGGTTACATCAAAAATCATTCCACATTTTTGGCATTGTCGTTCGTAAAATCTTTTCATCCTTGTTATTCCTTTCAATTTTGGGTATAATAACAATAAGTTTTATTCTTGATCCCCTTGTATCGCTCGTAACGATTGGGGATTTTTTATTGTTTTTTTTGAATAAATACAAGATCAACACTTCCCATATCAATATCAACTTGTTGGATATCAATGTGTTTTCCATTTACACGATCCCATAACTTCACGTCTGACTCTGGATCACATGCTTCAAATTTTCTAATTAAATCTTTAACTAACATTTTTTACTCCTTTATTTTTTTGAATCAGTAACTGCCTTTGCAACCTGTGCTTTTAGTCCCTGGTAATCTTTATGGTTTGGTGGAAAGTTACCGATCATTTTTTCCATTAACTGAATTTGATGATCTTTAGTTATCAAATGCGACATCAAGACAATATCATCTTTAAAATCATTCAAATTAACTTCTTTCCATAGTCCTTCTAAAATTTTGTTTTGTTCTGCTTTAGTCATTTTCACCATTCCTATCTAAATTTGATTTACCAAAATAAGTTTCACGTTCTCTTGCTTTCTTATCTAAATTGACAACCTTTAAAAAACGCTCATTAGCTCCTTTTTTCTTTTCCATGCTTCCATACACATCTTGGCGTCCAGATTTCTTTATGATCCGTTCTTTGTTATCTATTATCATTTCTTGTTTCGCTTTCCAACTTTTACAAACTGTCCAACTAAAATCCCAATGCAAAAGAAAATCAACCCGCCTAATACAAAATTAATCATAATATTTTAAAACCCGCCTTTCTTAACATATTGATGTAATCTCTTTCTGATTCCGTGAATAAGTTTTTGTTTTTAAGTTTTTTACATTCGCTCTGTGTGATCTCTAGCATCATTTCTGCTTGTTCTAATTTCTTTTCCGCACGATTGAAATCTACCAATACTTCTCTCAAAAAGAATGCTTTAAAATCTAGGTTATGCTGTAGCTCCTCGTTTTCTTTTTCCAATTCGACGATTCTTTTTCTGTTGCTAAATAATCCCATGTTTATTCTCCTTTCAATTCTTGGCTTGTTGTTCTAACTCTAATTTATTTTTCGCCCATATTGGGAGTTGATCCCCAAGTATTATTAATTTCTTTTCCCCTAATCTAATAACAGGGAATGTGGGGTCTTTGTGAATTAAGTGGAATAGTGCGTTACGCCCGATTTTTAATCGATTTTGGGCTTCTTTAGTTGTTAAAAACTGATCATTCATTTAATTCCCCTTTCATGCATTTCTTAATTTTTCCAGATTCGCCGGGTCTTCCATCCATTTGTCTAAAAGTTTTTCATTAATCAGCTCCCTCCCCGTTAGCACAAATTGGATGGGTGACGGGATGATGCGCTTATTGATGATTATCCGCACAATGGGATAGGATCGGTTTAGTTTTTTACTCAGGCCCTTGGCATCCAATAGGATGTTTTTGGGCTGCTCGATTAATTCAATAATGGAATCGATTTTGTATTCTAATGATTCCAGCCGTTCTTCTGTGGTCATTGTGGGTTCCTCCTTTTTTAAATTAATAATAATCTGAATGTTTCCCGGCCCTTTGGCGTGATCAGCGTTTGTACGCCTGTCCATCCTGTCTTGGAATTTATCGTTTCCTTGAGTTCAAACAATTCTTCTTGTCCCGAAAATGGTTTGAGCTTTCCTTTACTGTCTCGGTATACATATTTTCTTAATTCCAAAAACGTAATAAATTGTTTTTGTGGTACTTTCAATTCTTTGGCCGTGTCTCTCAGGTTTGTTAAAAGATTTCTATCGACTAACTCATCAAAATACTCCGCCTTTGGTTGCATGATCGCATTTTGAACGGTTAAATGTGAATTAGTTAGTTTTAGGTTATTAATGCTTTTTTCTGCTAGTTTCAATGCTCTGGCAAATACTAATTCGGGGGTGTTCCAGGCTTGCTCAATTTGGTTAAAAGCTTCTAGAAACTTTAATTTCCACTCAAGGGCCTTACTTCCGTTAAATCCCATGGCTAATAATGAAAAGCCATCTCTGGTTAGTAAGTATTCTGGGTATTGTTTACCTCGGTTTTCATAATTCGATTCAATACATATGTTTTTCACGGCGGAATTTTCCGCTGCCAAATTTCTTATGGTTTCAAGCACATCTTTATGTTGTTTTTCAAATCGTTCTGCTACCTCCCGGCTGTTTACCAATAAAACGCCGTCTTTATTTTCTATGGTTATTAATT